TCTAAATGGATTCTCTGAGTATACTAATGATGCTGCTAGACATCTTCTTCAAGATATCATTACAATCAATAAACAGTTAGCTGCATAGTTGACTTATAAATACTCCTGTAGTATAATGCTACATTGACGTAACACACATACACACAGGAGGAATTATGTCAGAACAGAAATCAGGCTATGAAATAAGAGCCGACTTGCTTTCGCAAGCTCAGGGGTTATTGCAAGATAACAGACACGCAATCACAGACAGATATCACAACATGGTTTGTAGAGCACAGGAACAGAAAGATGTTCCTTGGCCAGAATATCCAACGGAGTTAATGACTCCAATGACGGCTGCTGATGTTATCAACATTGCAAAACAGTTTAACGATTTTGTAAACAGCAAGTAATGATCTGGCTCCTTGTAATATAAATAGTATTATGGCAACAAATTCACAACCATTAAACACTAACTTTCTAAGTAATGTTGGTGCTAAGTTTATGATAAAGAAGATTCCTAATGTGAATTACTTTATTCAAAACGTAGCAGTACCATCTGTAGATGTTGGTGGTATTGAAGTGGCAACTCCATTCAGTAATAGAATCAAGTATCCTGGTGACCTAGTCACATATGGTGATCTTGTTATTACATTTAGAGTTGATGAAGACCTTAATAATTACAAGGAGCTTTACAATTGGATCCTTTCATTTATGAGAGTAGAAGACTTTGAAAAGTCTACTGCATGGGAGAAGCAAAATACTTCTCCTGGAAGTGATGAGACAGTATTTAGTGATGCCACATTAGTTATCCTTAATAGTGCTATGAACCCGAATAAGACATTCGAGTTTGTTGATGTATACCCTACATCTCTATCAGACCTACCTTTTACTACTCAAGTAAATGACATTGATTACATAGAGTGTACAGCAACATTTAGATATAGAACTTTTAAGGTAGCATAATCGAACAAAGAAAAATCAGAGCCATTAAAGAGGCAATAGTAGACACATTTGTAGGGACGCTTATCATGGCGCCTCTTAACTTTATTGTGATATATATTTGCTTAGAACTGTTGTCTTTTAATGCGTTACAGATTACAATAGCCAGTACAAGTATATTATTTTTTATAGCGGTTTGGAGAAAAGCAACTATAAGACTTTATTTTGAGAAAAAGTATGACACTAGAAGAAATACAAGCACTATGGAGTAAAGACGCTCCTATAGACAGAACAGAGTTAGCAACAGAAGCAACTCGCATACCTCAGATACATGCTAAGTATTTTAAGATATTCTCTACAGAGAGATTAGTACTTAGAAAGTTAGAAGAGGAAGCAAAACAACTTAAGAAGGATCTTTGGGACTACTATCAAGGAAACTTTGACTACGAAGAACTAAAAGAAAGAGGATGGGATCAGATCAATGTAAGAATCCTTAAAGCAGACATTGGTCATTATATAGATGCAGACCAGAACTGGGTAGACAACAATCTAAAAGTTGCATACCAGAGAGAGAAAGTTGAATTCTTAGAATCAATTATCAAGTCTCTAAACAATAGAGGTTTCAATATCAATGCTGCTATCCAATGGGAAAAGTTTAAAGTAGGAATCTAATGGAAACAATAACAGCGAAGTATGTAAACCATGTACATATGGAGATAGATTGTGATGGTGGAACTTGTTGGGAACTACAAGACTACTTTACATTCACAGTACCTGGTATGCAATATATGCCTGCTGTTAGAAATAAGTTTTGGGATGGTAAGATTAGATTATTCAATCCACAAACAAGAAGAATCTATAGAGGACTATTACATCATGTAAAAAGGTTCTGTGATGAAAGAGGATATAACTTTGAGTCAGAATTTACTGATGATGAGTTTAGTGTAGCAGAAGCTAAACAATTTGCAGAAGGATTGAATCTACCTTTTGAAGTAAGAGACTATCAGTTAGATGCATTTGCTCATGCAATAAAGAAACAAAGAGCACTAATGTTATCTCCAACAGCTAGTGGTAAATCATTAATCATTTATCTTATTGTACGATATCTAATCCAGAAAATATTCTTTGCTAAAGGAGATACAAGAGCATTAATTATAGTACCAACTATATCTTTAGTACAACAGATGGCTGGAGACTTTAAGTCATATGGATATGAAGAAGAATGTCATTTGATTACAGCTGGAGTAGATAAAGAAACAGATCAAGATGTTGTTATAAGTACATGGCAATCTATACATAAGATGCCAAAGAAATGGTTCGAACAATTTGATATGATTATAGGAGACGAAGCTCATTTGTTTAAGAGTAAAAGTTTAACTTCTATTATGACAAAAACTATTACAACACCATACAAGTTTGGTTTCACAGGAACATTAGATGGAACACAGACACATAAGTTAGTATTAGAAGGATTGTTTGGTGCAGTAGAAAAAGTTACAACGACATCTGAACTAATTGATAAAGGAACATTGTCTCCTTTCAATGTAAAATGCATACAGTTAGAATACCCAGATGAGATAAAAAAATTACATAAGGATGATAAATACCAGGACGAGGTAGACTTTCTTGTAAGAAACGAATCGAGAAATAGATTCCTTAGAAACTTAGCATTGAGTCTTAATGGAAACACTCTAATGTTATATCAGTTTGTAGAGAAACATGGAACTACTTTACATCAAGAGATAGCTGATGCAGTTAAGCAATCAGTAGATAAAGATAGAAAAGTATTCTTTGTTAGTGGCCAAGTTGATGGTGATGCTAGAGAAGAGATAAGACATATTGTTGAGAATGAAGAGAACTCAATCATTGTAGCAAGCTATGGTACATTTAGTACTGGTGTAAACATTAAACGATTACATAACATAGTCTTTTGTTCTCCAAGTAAAAGTAGGATTAGAGTCTTACAAAGTATTGGTAGAGGACTAAGACAGGGTGATGGTAAAGAGATGGCTACATTATTTGATATAGCAGACAACCTATCTTGGAAGTCAAAAAGGAACTATACAATCGAACACTTTGCAGAAAGAGTTAAGATGTATAATGAAGAGAAGTTTGATTATAAATTATACAAAGTAAAATTAAATGGATAACATAGCAACTCTAAAACTAATATCAGGTGAAGAACTTATAGCAGAAGTTCAATCTGGATCTAATCCTTTATACCTTACATTAGTTAATCCAGTATTAGTACACAAAACAGCCTCGCCTTTCGGTCCTATGTTGTCAGTATCACATTGGCTAATGTTTACAAAAGAGAATAATATTCAGATAGATCGCAAGAATGTTGTTGCCTTAAAATACGGTTTAGAGGATAATACTATCCAACACTACTTGCGTTTTAGAGATAAAAGAAATCCAGTTATATCATTACAAGAGCAAGACAAGTTAGATGATATACTGAAAAAAGCAGAGGAGCGAATATTAGCAGAAGCTAAAGGTGAAGACTACGATTTAGATATACAACTTGAGGACACAGCTAATACGACTATACATTAATGCCAAAGAAAAGATCAGAACATTACGTAGATAATAAACTACTGTACGAAGAGATGAAAAATTATCTTGATGCAGTAAAAGAAGCAGAAGAATCTGATTCAGAACCACCAAGGATACCTGAGTATATTGGTGAGTGTCTGTTGAAGATATCTACAAGACTATCTACAAAACCAAACTTTATAAACTATACTTATCGAGATGAAATGATAAGTGATGGAATAGAGAACTGTGTAAACTATATACGAAACTTCAATCCAGAGAAAAGCAACAACCCGTTTGCATACTTCACACAAATAATTTATTATGCTTTCTTAAGAAGAATACAAAGAGAGAAGAAACAACTATACATTAAACATAAGTCTTTAGAACGAAGTGTTATATTTGATGAACTAGCCACAACAGGTGAGGGTGGTGAGCAAGGTGACCAATCAGCTTATGTAAACTTAGATACTCCATACATGAATGACTTTGTGGAGAACTTTGAGAAGAAAGAAGCTGAGAAGAAACAAGCAAGAAAGAAAAAGAAGGGTGCACTAGATGCATTCATTGAGGAAGATAATGGCAAGCAAGACAGTAAATCTAAGTCCTGAGGACTTTACAGAATTCCAGAAGAGAGTACAAGTATTACAATCTACTGGTTACAAATTTGATCACAATGTTGTGAGACTAGAGAACGGAACTTTTGATATCCTGGTTAATAATTATGAAGACCATGACTGGGAACAATTAGATAAATTACATGAACAAGCTGGAGAGTAATGAAGATAGCATTAATAACAGACCAGCACTTTGGTGCTCGAAATGATTCTAAACGTGTCCATGATCATTTCCAAAATTTTTACGACAATGTATTTTTTCCAGAACTGGATAAACGAGGGATTGATACTGTTATCAATCTTGGTGATACTTTTGACCGTAGAAAATATATCTCTTTTACTTCTTTAAAGAGAGCAAGAGAAATGTTCTTTCAGCCTTTGGCTGATAGAAATATAGACATGCATGTGATTGTTGGTAATCACGATTCTGTATATAAGAATACTTTAGAAGTCAATAGTATTGATCTATTGATGGATGACTTTAAGAACATTACAACTTATATAAGACCTACAGAAATAGAAATAGATGGTACAGAGATTATGTTAGTACCATGGATCTGTGCTGACAATGAAGAAGAAACATTTGTAAAAGCAGATAAGACTACTGCACAAATACTTTTAGGTCATTTAGAGTTATCTGGTTATCAAATGTTCAAGGGTGGATTCATTGACCATGGTATATCAGATAAGTGGTTAAAGAAGTTTGATTTAGTATGTAGTGGACATTATCATCATAAGAGTACAACTGGTAATGTAAACTATCTTGGATGTCCTTATGAGATGACTTGGAGTGACTATAACGATACAAAAGGTTTCCATGTATTGGATACTCTTACAAGACAGTTAGAGTTTATTCCTAATCCTCATGTATTGTTCCATAAAGTATGGTATGATGATACAGATTTAGATATGGCTGGATTGCTAGAACAGACCGAACAATTCAAAGATTTTGCAGGATGTAGTGTAAAAGTTGTGATAAAAACTAAAGATAACCCTACATTATTTGATCTGTATATTGAGAAGTTGGAAGCAGCAGATCCATTACATATACAAGTAGTACAAGATCATTTACATTTAGATATGGAAGATGATGAAGACATTGTAGATGAAGCAGAAGATACATTAACAATACTTAACAACTATGTTGAGAACTTAGAAATAAAAAACGATAGAGTAGACTTACAACAATTGTTAAGAAGTTTATATGATGAAGCATTAAGCATTAGTAACTAATATATTATGATAACATTTGAAAAGATTAGATTCAAAAACTTTCTGTCATATGGCAATAGCTGGACAGAAGTAAACTTAAACACTCATAAAGATACATTGATCATTGGTGAGAATGGAGCAGGTAAGTCTACATTCTTAGATGCATTATCTTATGCGTTGTACATGAAACCTTTTAGAAAGGTAAACAATCCTCAACTTGTAAACAGTATCAATAAGAAACATCTTAAGGTAGAAGTAGAATTCAAGGTAGGTGGTAATCATTACAAAGTATGTAGAGGCCATGCACCGAGGATGTTTGAAGTATATCAGAATGGTGATCTACTTAACCAAGAAGCTCATACTAAAGACTATCAGAAGATACTAGAGCAACAGATACTTAAGATGAGCTACAAATCTTTTACACAGATTGTAGTATTAGGATCGAGAAACTTTGTTCCGTTCATGCAATTGAATGCTACAGATAGAAGAACAGTTATAGAAGACTTATTGGACATTCAAATCTTTAGTGTAATGGCTGGACTATTGAAAGATAAGATAGCAGAGAATACAAAAGACTTAACACAGATAGAATATGAAGTCGACTTACATAAAGATAAAATAGAAGTACAACAAGAATATATTGATAAAGTAAACACAGATCAAGAGGAACAAATTCTCAAGATCCAGAATCAGATAAATGAAAGGACAGAAGAAGTAGAAAACCTTATTGATGAACAACAAGCTCTACTAGAGCAATCTGAATTATTAGCAGAGCAAGCTAATCCTTTAGAAGAAGTTAGTAATAAGATCCAACAATTCCTAGCGTTGGAAACTCAAATAGAAAGTAAATTAAACAAGCTCAAGAAGCAACTCAAGTTCTATGAAGAGAACGATAGTTGTGATACATGCGGACAGGAGATAGCAGATGAATTCAAAAAAGAACAGATTGAACAATCTAACTCGGCTATCTCCGAAACAACTAGCGGCCTTAAGCAACTCGAACAAGAGATTGGTAAGAGCAGTGATCGCGTCACAGAACTCAAAGAACTTAAACAAGAAGCCGATAGACTTGCCACCGCTGCTTCCAACAAAGGAAGCTCTGCTGCAGCCATTGAAGAAGTTGTGGAAAGTCTTACAAACGAACTTACAGAGATTCAGAATCAAGCTGGTGAAGATGGTAAGGCTGTTACCAAACTGGCTGAGCTCAAAGCAGACTTAGAAGAGATAAACAAAAGAAAGATTGACTTTAGACGTAAAGCATCTGTATACAATACAGCACAGATACTTCTAAAAGATACTGGTATTAAATCCAGAATCATAAAACAATATGTTCCAGTAATGAACAAATTGATAAACAAGTATCTTGCAGCTATGGAATTCTTTGTAGACTTTAACTTAGATGAGGACTTCAAAGAAACAATACGATCAAGACATAGAGATGACTTTGTGTATTCATCTTTCTCAGAAGGTGAGAAGATGAGAATTGACTTAGCATTATTGTTTACTTGGAGAGCAATAGCTAAGTTAAAGAACAGTGCAAGTACAAATATACTTATTATGGATGAGATATTTGATAGTAGTTTAGACTCATCAGGTACAGATGAGTTTCTAAAGATAATAAAAGAGTTGACTTCAGATACAAATATCATTATAATAAGCCATAAGACAGATCAACTGTTGGACAAATTTAGTAATGTAATAAAGTTTGAGAAGCACAAGAACTTTTCTAGGATAGTGGAATGACAGAATTTAAAAAGAAGTATAACTTAGTAGCAGCTAATGATGAGATATTGAATACTCCTTTGGAAAACTTTGACATGAAGAATCCACCTGTAGATCCAGAAGAGTTAGCTAAAGAGTTAGTAGGCCATATGAGACATTTTGGTGGTATTGGTTTATCTGCTAACCAATTAGGATTACCATATAAAGTATTCACTATGGAAGGTGATCCAGCTTTTGTATGTTTCAATCCAAGGATTACAGCATATGCAGGTGAAGAAGTAGCAATGGATGAAGGTTGTTTATCATATCCAGGACTTTATATAAAGAAGAAAAGACCAGAGATTATCAGATGTAGATTCTTTACACCTAATGGTAATTCAGTAGTGAGAAAGTTTACTGGTATGTCTAGTAGAATATTTCAACATGAGATGGAACATATGGAAGGAGGAAACTTCTTAGAAGGAATAAGTAAATTGAAACTTGATATGGCAAAGAAGAGACAAGAGAAACTATTACGTAAAGTACAGAAACAAAGAAAGTTATTATTGAAAGCAGAGAAGGCTGGACTTATAAAGAAGAAGGATCCGAATGAAAGTTAATCTAATCTATGGAACAGAGACAGGTTTCACTAAGTCTATTGGTGAGGATATACTCAGACTATGGGATGTTGCTGGACATGAGACTAGATTGATAAAAGTAGATGAAGCTGCAACAGAAGATTGGAGAGCAGACTTATTGATTATGGGTGCACCTACTTGGTGTGAACCTAGACTAGATACAT